ACCTTGCAGAATTAGAAGCAACAACAACAACACCAACAGCAGAATACAGTACAGCTAACTCACTTTGGTTAGATACAGATGCTAGTAGCTATGGTATTCACAGATACAACAGCACTACAGGTCTTTGGGTTGCACAAACTCCGTTAGTTGAAGTTAATCTTGATGCAACTGCATTAGAAGCTGGCGGCGGCACATACACGCCAAGTGCTACAGTTACAGTTGGTCAATTCTTAGTTGTAGTACACGCTCGTCAGACAGGTGACTTATCACTTGAATACTTTATCGGTAAAACCGGGTCACCCAATGCATGGGAAGAACTGGACAGCGATTCAACACTGTCAACCAGTGATACAGTAACTTGGGCTAGACACTTTAGCACACCAGCTGCGCCAGGTGACGGCGATGTATGGATTAAAACTACAAGTCCAGGCAACGGTATCAATTTGGTATTCAGCGAATTCACAAGTGCTTGGGTAAGTAAAACTGTGCAAGGTGTTACAACTGCACAGACTGCAGGTGCAAGCACTTCAATTGGTGATTTCTTTCCACAAGACGGTTCTAGTACAACTGCACTAACAAGCTCAACTGCTACGAATGGTAGACTGTTACTTGACTTAGACGTTAATACAAAAGCCCTTATTATTGTTCAACGTGTTACATCAGTCGGCGGAGTTAGTACATTAAGCAACTACACAACTAAATTTGCACAAACTAGCACACCAACTGCAACTGCAGCAACTGGACAACTATGGTTTGACGATACTATTAATAGTCTTGATGTTTATGTAGTTAACTCTGGTGCGTATGATGCAGCAACACCAACATATTCAACAACTGCACCTACTTCGCCATCTGGCGGAGATATTTGGATTGATACTACTAATGCAGCAGAAGGTCAAGCTAACGAAAGATCATATCCTGTTATTAAAGTATACAGCAGTGCATTGAGTGCATGGGTTACACATAGTAACACAGATCAATCAACCAACCGTGGTGTATTGTTTGCAAATATCTCAGATACTGCGGGTGATGCAAGCTCACTTATTACTGGTGCTCCGAGCCCCCTTGTTTATCCAAACAATATGGTTGTTGTTAACATGGCTCAAAGTAAAAATACTGTTCGTGAATGGAATGGTACTGCTTGGAGAAATGCTGCACCTAATCATGCAGACGGAAGCGGTCGTTTTGGACGTTATGCACAAAGAGCTGTTATTGCACAAGCAATGCAAGCAGCAACATCGGGTACTGAACTACGTGATGAACAGTATACATTTAGCTTACTTTGTGCTCCTAACTACCCTGAACTTACAGATGAGTTGGTAACTCTAAATAGTGATCGTGGCGAAACTGCATTCATTATTATTGATACCCCAATGCGTAAGAATCCAACAGAAGCAGTTCTTTGGGTACAAAACAATGCAGTAGCAACAGAAAACGGCGAAGATGGACTTGTAACTAACAACACTTATAGTGCAGTTTATTACCCAGCAGGTAGTACAACAGAACCAGTTAACGGTAACACTGTTGTTGTTCCTCCAAGTCATATGGCACTATACACTTACGCATATAATGACAACATTAGTTTCCAATGGTTTGCACCAGCAGGAACTACACGTGGTGTTGTCCAAAACGCAAGTGCAGTTGGATATGTTACATCAGAAGGTGAATTTAAAGCAGTTGCATTGACACAAGGTCAGCGTGATTCCATGTATCAAAACAACCTCAATCCAATTGCTACGTTTGTGGGTCAAGGAACAATTATCTTTGGTCAGAAAACATTGCATGTTGGAACAAGCGCACTTGACCGTGTAAACGTTGCACGTTTAGTAGCATACTTGCGTGGTAGATTTGATAGTATTGCTCGTCCTTTCTTGTTTGAACAAAACGATACACAAACAAGAGCAAGAGCAAAGCTAGTGTTTGAACGTTTCCTAGCAGACATCCTAAGCCGCAGAGGTATTTACGACTTTGCAGTTGTATGTGATGAAACAAACAATACACCGGCACGTATTGATCGTAATGAACTTTACATTGATGTTGCTATTGAACCAGCAAAGGCTGTGGAATTTATCTATATTCCAATTAGAATTGTTAACACTGGTACACTAGCTGGCACAGTTTAATACAAATTAACGTAATACATAATGGGCGGCTCAGGTCGCCCATTTTTTTGACTAAAATTTGCTAAATATGTATAAGCCAGTAAGAGGAGATTTCGATGGCAGTATTAACAACACTAGGCGTTCCTGATAACACAGGTAATACCACAACAATCATGCCAAAACTACAATACAGATTCCGTGTAACATTCATCGGCGACGGCTTTTCAGCTACACCTACTCGCAGTGTAGTAAGTGCTGCCCGCCCGTCACTAACACATGATCCGATAACATTAGAAGCATACAACAGCAGAATTTACTTAGCAGGAAAGCATACTTGGGGTGATGTTACTATCATACTAAGAGACGATGTTGATAGTGCTGTAATGAAAGAAATAAACCAACAATTAAATCGTCAAGTCGATCATGCTAACCAAAGTTCATCACGTTCAGGTTCAGGGTACAAGTTTACTGTAAAAGTAGAAACACTAGACGGTGCAAGTCCAACTCCGGGTATTTTAGATACTTATGAATTGTCAGGTTGCTATATTAGTGGTGTAACATATGGCGATGTGAACTACGCCACAAATGATCAAATTACTATGACTGTTACTCTTAAGTATGATAACGCAGAAATTTATGATGCCGCAGGCAATGCTACACTAACAGGTATCACACCAGTGCAAAATACAAGTAACGCAACAGGCAGCTAAGGTTTAACTAATGGGACTGACTTACAATACTGGCTTCTATAATGCTGCTGCTGAACACTACGGTGTTGATGACATAGTAATGACAAAAATACCAAGGCAGAGATTTCAGTTTATGGTAGAGATTACCATAAATGAAACGATTCCTTCACAACAGTTGGGTCGTGCCGAAAGCTACGGTAGACAATTCTTCTTTCACAGAGTACAAGGTGTTACGTTACCCGACTACCAATACAACTTAGTTAAAACTAATCAATATAACAGATTACGCTGGGTTCCGACTAGATCAGAAATAACACCTGCTACTATTACCTTCTACGATACTAAAGATAATCAGTTTCAGGATTTGATGCAAGCATATGCACAACACTATTTCCACGGACATAGCATATCCGAAGATGCAATCGCATCGTATGATACAATTACACAAGGCATAGCTGGCGTGTTTGGTGCAAGAACAGTTCCATCAGCACAACGATATTTCTTCCCTTCCATAAGAATAATAAGTGTAGATACTGCAAATAGTGGACGTGTAATATCTATGTATAACTGTATGATTACAAATATAAATCATGACAGATTAGACTACAGTTCGAGCGATCCGATTGTTTGGAGTGTTCAATTTCAACCAGAATACGTTAATCTCCAATCAGGTAATGATAGCACAGTTGAGCCTACGATAACAACTAATGATCCCATAATACCAACTACTCCAACAAATCTTACGCCAAGTAACTTTACTCCGTAAATTACATTTCGATAAATACCTATATAATGACAAGTAAGTATCAACAAGGTATATTCGAAATGAAAAACCCCGCAAAGTATATCGGAAAACATTCTCCGAGATACAGAAGCAGTTGGGAATTGAAATTTATGAGAGTGTTAGATGCCCACCCAAACATTGTTGCATGGGCAAGCGAAAGCCACCGCATCCCTTACATTAATCCCCTAACACGTAAATCAACTGTTTATGTTCCCGACTTCTTTATGATATATGAAGATAAGAACGGGGTACGTAAAGCTGAGTTCATTGAGATAAAGCCCGCAGGACAAATCTTAGGTGCAGCCCGCAGCCCGCAACAAAAAGCAGCAGCAGTTATTAACGAAGCAAAATGGTCAGCAGCAAAAATGTTTGCAGAAAAGCAAGGTGTGGGATTTAGAGTCCTCACTGAAAATGAATTATTCAACAATCCAGGAAAACGAAAATGAGCAGAAAAATAGAAGAAATATTTGACTTACCGCCAGCAACTGCTGAAGAAGAAATAGATGCTCCGATCCACGAAGATGAAACTGGGTTTGACTTGTACAAGCTACAAAGCACACTTGCTGATGCAGATAAGATTGATGCTGCATTGCCACAAGTGCGTGATATGGAAACACATGATAAAGATATGGACAATTATGCTGCAAAAGCAATGGAAGCATTCAAAACATTAATGGACTTGGGCGCAAATGTTGATGACAGAAATGCAGCAGCAGTATTTGATGTTGCTGGTAAGATGATGACAAATGCTATTGCTGCTAAAACTGCAAAGATGGATAAAAAGTTAAAAATGATCGAGTTACAGATGCGTAAAGCAAAACTTGATCTAGATACCCGTAAAGTGGATGCAGCACTAAAAGAAGAAAAAGATGAGCCATATGAAGGCAAAGCAGAAGAATTTGAAGATAGAAATAGTTTAATCAATGCGGTTATCGACAGAATGAAATCCAGCAACGTGTGATAAATAAATATAACAAGGATTATACGAGATGAAAACTTTAAAACATTATTTGGCAGAATCTGATAAAACTTACGAATTTAGAGTTCGTTGTGTTACTGAAATGTCAGACGATCAGTTCAATAGATTGAAAACACATCTGTTGAAATACAATGTGGAGAACGTTAGTACTCCGAAGAAAACTATCATGCAGAAGTCACCTTACGGCTTTGCTGAGTTTGGTCCTGCAGAAGTTTACATTATCGACATTACAACCAAATTACCTATTACTGCAAATATTATGCATGAAGAAGTTGCTAAGGCAACTGGCATTCCTATGCAATCAATTGTAGTTCACAGCAAACTAGAGAGCGAAGAATTTTGGAATGAGAAGCCAGAAAAAGAAACTGAGCCAACCAGTGTGCTTGCCGATGCAGATTATAAAGACTCTCCCAAAGTAAAACACGAAGATAACTTTGGTAACGACTTCGTTGCTAAGTTTATTAAAAATTTACCTAAGTCAGAGCAATACACAGAATATAAGGTGAAATAATATGGATTTGATTAATCTACTTAAATTAGCAGGATTGGCAGTACATAGTCCAGCAGCTAACGCAGAAGTTGAAGAAGACGTACCTGGCAAAGCTAATACTAAACCAGATCCGCAGATATTCCCAGATGGACCAAGTAACTTAGGTAGCGTTAGCGACACTAGCTTACGCCGTTACTTAAAAGCTAGAGGACAGCCTGTAAGTGTTGATGAAACAACTTACCCAGATTATAGCGTGGACGACGTTTTAGAATCATACGAAGCGTATACTGCAGAAAAAGCAAAAAACCCATATGCAATTGGTATGGCGTCGGCAATGAAAACTACTGGTGATAAGCCGCCGCTTAAAAAATCAACCATTAACAAAGCACACAAAATTGCTAAAGGTATTGATGAAGCATCAGATGAGGCAATGCCAAGCACTTATGCTGCAATAGAATATGACTATAGCGAAGATTTTGGTATGATTACACTGTACAAAAACGGCGAAAAAATAGAAGATTGGAATGGTTACTTCGGAGCCAATACGACCGGTAACCCATTAGCAGATAAGTTTGTTGAACTTGCTATGAAGCATAATCTAAATCCCGAAGGTATGAGCATTACAGATGACACTGGTGCAACAGGCACATTTAGAAATAACACTTTTAATTGGGACCAGTTTGCAAAAGATGAAACAGGTATGAATGAAAGCATTAACGAAAGTTATATCTCAGAGTTGAATAGAGTTCTAAAAAATTCCGGACAACTTCTTAACGAAGCTGGTGGCATTGGCGGCGGTATTAGTGGCGGTAAATTTGGAATGAATACAACCGGAGTAACATCATTTAAAAATAATATAGCTAAATCACTAGGCGATATTATGCCGCAGTTACGCCAAACTACTGGCAGCGATAATTTGATGCGACAGCCCGCTGGCAGTGGTATTAAAGGTCTAGAGCGAGCACCATGGTCTCCTGGTGATAGTGGTGCTCCCGGTGATGTTGCAATTAAAAAAGTTAAGCCTAGTTTACCAGGCGGAGCAAGACCAGAAGGTCCAGCTGCTGGAATGCCTGCTGCTCCAGATTTTGGAATGAAGGGTCGTGGGCTAGCGCCAAATACTCCAAGAATTGGCGACAAGTCAGCAACCATTACACCGCCTGTTAGCCGCCCAAATGTTGGCGGAGCAAGACCAGAAGGTCCAGCAGCAGGAATGCCAAGAGCAACTCCCGGCGGAGCAAGACCAGAAGGTCCGGCAGCAGCTATGCCAAGAGCAACTCCCGGCGGAGCAAGACCAGAAGGTCCGGCAGCAGCTATGCCTAAAGCACCGCCACAGCCTGCATCATTTAAAGATGCATTCCGTGCAGCTCGTAAAGCGGCAGGCGGTGCTGGCGGTACGTTTATGTGGAACGGCAAACCATACCAAACTAATATCAAAGGCGAACCAGCTATGAAATGGAACAGCCCCGAACTTAAAAAAGTTGGTAACTGGAGTGCAAGTGAATCAACAAATGAAGCTGCAAAGCCAGACTTCCTAGACATGGACAAAGACGGCAACAAAAAAGAGCCAATGAAAAAAGCACTTAAAGATAAAGAAAAAGTAAGCGAATCAATTTCGTATCTAAAAAGATTGGCAGGTCTATAATGGCTAACAATGAAGCTAAGATACATAATACATTTGCAAAAGCATTAAATCAGCTTGAAAATTTAAGATCAGCGTTTAGACCTTCTGGTAAGTTTGCACAAGCTGTTGCTGCTGCTGGCGGCGACATTAATTATCTGCAAGATATAGATGGTGCATTTTCCGAACTGTTAGAAACAATGTATGATGCGGAATATGGTATGTCGGCACATATGTCAGGCGCAGGAACTCCAGAAGAATCAGTGCAAGAAGGTGATCAGTGCAATATGACCATGGAGGGCGAACATTGCCCAATGCATGGGATGGACGAATGCAGCGGGTCAATGCCACAATCAAACGAATTATCTAGCCTTAAAGTTTTAGCAGGCCTTTAAGGGTTTACAACAAAGGGTTACATTTCAGAGCAAATGTAACCCTTTTCTATCATAAATACATACATGGCAGCAAATACAGATTTAGTTAAAAAACCATATAGTAAAGAAAAGTTTACTTCAACTCAATTGCAAGAACTTGCACGTTGCACAGTTGATCCAAAATACTTTATTAAAAACTTTTGTTACATCCAACACCCTACCAAAGGGCGATTGAAGTTTGAACTATACGGATATCAAGACCGCTTAGTTGATGTGTATCACAACTATCGCTACAGCATAGCAATGCTACCTAGACAAACGGGCAAGTCTACTTGTGCAGCAGCATACTTGTTATGGTATGCAATGTTTAAACCAGACAGCGTTATCCTTATCGCAGCGCACAAATACAGTGGCGCACAGGAAATCATGCAACGTGTTCGTTATATGTATGAAATGTGTCCAGATCACATTCGTGCAGGTGCAACTGCATATAACAAAGGTAGTTTAGAGTTTGACAACGGCTCACGTATTGTAGCACAAGCAACTACAGAAAATACTGGTCGTGGTATGAGTATTACGCTGGTTTACTTAGACGAATTTGCGTTCGTACCTCCACGTGTGGCAAGTGAATTTTGGACATCAATAAGTCCAACATTGTCAACTGGTGGTAAATGCTTTATTACATCAACACCAAGCCAGGACAACGATCAATTTGCACAAATTTGGAAACAAGCAAACAAAACACAAGACGAGTATGGCAACGAAACTGAAGTTGGTATCAACGGATTTAAAAGCATACTTGTTGATTGGCGTGAACACCCAGACAGAGATGCAAAATGGGCAGCAGAAGAACAAGGTAAAATTGGCGAAGAAAGATTCCGTCGTGAACACGGCTGTGAATTCATCACTGCAGACGAAACACTTATTAACAGTCTAAAACTCAACATTATGGAATCTAGAGAACCTTGGAAACGCACAGGTCAAGTTAGATGGTACAAGAATGTTGATAGAACAAAAACATATATTGCAGGACTTGATCCTAGTTTAGGCACAGGCGGCGACAATGCTGCAATACAAATATTTGAACTGCCTAACATGAAACAAGTAGCAGAGTGGAAACATAACAAGACCACAGTTACTGAGCAAATTAGAATACTCAAAGGTATGCTGCAACAAATAAAAGATGAAGCACCTGAGGCAGAAATATACTGGAGTGTTGAAAACAACACACTAGGTGAAGCAGCACTTGTTGTTATCGAAGAAATGGGCGAAGAAAACATCCCCGGAACATTCCTAAGTCAACCCAAAGGTAACAACTTAGGCAGACGCTACAGAAAAGGCTTTACAACTACTAACAAGTCAAAACTCAGCGCATGTAGTAAACTAAAAACTTGGGTAGAAAGCGAACGTATTGAAATTGCAAGTAGTGCATTGCTACGTGAGTTAAAAACATTCGTTGCTCGTGGTAGTGGGTTTGCTGCAAAAGATGGCGAAACAGATGACTTAGTTATGGCGCTATTGTTAGTTGTTCGTATTACACAAGAAGTAGCACAATATGATGAAGTTACGTATAACGAGCTAAGAGACACGTTTAGCGATGAAGATGATATGGCGCCAATGCCTTTTGTCTTTTTAACATAAATACTACAAAGAGAAAGTGTTAAGAAATGTTGAGTTCAGAAACAGTTGCAGATAAGATTTTTAAGATACTCAAAGGCAACGGTCATACAGTGAATATGTTTACTGACGAAGGCAAAGCAACTGTTGATGCAACAGACGCTAGACGTTTCTATTTGCCTGATGCATTCACTATGGTTAACTTAGACGAAACTGATAACCGTCGTGAACTTAAAGTTAGCGTTAGTGCAGGCACACAAATAAAACAACTAAAAGACACACTAGGACAACTCAAAAATTTAGCTAATCAAAGCATTATAGAGTACACGCTAAAGACATATACTAAGCAAATTACTCCCAAGGACTTTGATTACCAAGCACAAAAGGTAAGAGACATGAACACTGTATCAGAAGGAATCAGCGCCGCATACGGTAGCACAAAGAGTAGCTATCAACAGTTGGAATCTGCTAAACTTATTATTAAGCATAACAAAGCAGTTAACGAAGAACAGCGTGGAAGCCGCAGCCGTAACATTCAAGCAATTTATATTGAAAATGCAGATGGTGAACGTTACAAACTGCCAACTAACAACTTAGCTGGCGGTCGTGCTATGCTACGCCATGTTAAAGAAGGTGGTAATCCTTATGATGACTTTGGTAAAAACATCATTGAACAGTGCAGCGAGCTAAAGAAGCTAAAAGAATTCAAACGCTATACTGAGCGTAACGGGCTCGTTAATGAAGGCACTTCGGACATAATTGAAGCAGTAGCTAACAGAATCAACACAATCCGTGAAACTTTAAGTAAAAGCAAAAGCGGTAAAAGTTATGCACGTTTTATCGAAGACTTCAAAGCAAGAGAATCAACTATTAATGAAGATGATTTGAGCGAGATTAAAGACAAGTTTACAGTTAGAACATTTGATGAAGGCATGGAAGAAGCACTTCCATATGTAAATGCACTTATTAAAGAAATGCAAGCGGTTAGTGAAGCAGATGATTTTGCTCGTGAAACGCTTGACAGTCTAGTAGCAACGATTAATAAATCTAAAGTTATTAGACTAAAAGCCGGAACTGATATCAAGAATGATCCAGAGAACCCACTAGTTAACAATACAGTTA